TGGGGTTGGGCGGCGGTGGCGCGTCGTCGGCCGCCTTGCCCTGGCGCGCCAGCATCCGCTTCGTGCGCGGGATCGCGTCGCACCGGCATTCCCAGTCGCACGGCGGATAATGATTGTCCCACCACGGGTGATCGACGGGCAGGATCGTGCCGTGCCAGTTGTGGTGCTCCTCCCGCTCGCGCCCGTCCATCACCGACGAATATTCGAGGTAGGGGAACGCAGCCTTCACCCGCTGGATGCGCTGCCATTTCCCGGCGGCATAGGCGGTGCGGACATTGGTGTTGAAGATGATGCGCAACCGGCGGGGCGACCCCAGCTGCACCGTCTTCGCCGCGCCGGTCAGCGGGTCGATCATCCGCTTGCGGCCCCACCAGCCCCGCGCCTCCAGCTTCGGCCGAAGATCCTTCTTGAACTGTTCCAGCGTCGTTCCATCGGCGATCGCCGCGTCCACCGCCTCGCGAATGTCCTGCAGGATATCGCGGGACATCGCCTTGGCGACGGTGAACCACCGCGCATGTTCGCTGCGGAATACATCCTCCCAAGCAAAGCCGATGCGAAAGCCCTTGGCGCGAAAGAACGCGATCGCCTCGGCCGGCGGCACGCCGGCATCGGGCAGGGCGGCGGGGCCGGTCATGGGCGCACCTGTAATCTGGCATCGCGCCACATTTGACGAAGAAGAGGCAAGCGCGCGCGCCCGGATTCAGTGCAGTTGTCGATCCAGACCTTCTGACGAAGGTACATCAGCTTGAACGCCACCGGCGGCGGTCCGCACCGGACGAGATATTGCTCCGACCGATAGACGAGGGAATTGAAGTGGTCATCGTCTTCCGCCTCCTCGATCCCGATCGCTAGCGTCATCAGCACCAGCCAGCTCGATATCGCCGGGTGCGTGCTCCAGCGCTGCCCGTCGGGATAGTAGCGAGGATCTAGCGGCTGTCCCCGGAGCGGACGATAATGCTCGCTCCAGGCTGACATCGCGTTCTGGTTCTCGCGGGTCCAGGCGAACACGGTTCTCACTTCGGCGCGGGTCACGCCTCCATCATCCCCATCGGATCATCGCGCAGGTTGAACGACGAAGCGCGCCGGGCCACCGCCCACAGCAGATCGGGATCGAGGTGCGAGTTGAAGATCGCGGCGCCGCGATAGCGGAACCACTCGCGCATCTCATGCTCCTCGGCATCGCGGATCGCGCCAAAGGCTGCGCCGACGATCTCCTGTCGGCACATATGGAGCGAGAGATAGCGCTTCGCCGAACGCCACGGGACGCGCCGATCGGGCGCCGTGCTGTCGATCGCCGCCTGCGCCGTCTCATCGACAACCACCTGCAGATACGGGCGGGCATCGGTGTCGCAGCCGAGCTGGATCACCCAGCCGGGCTTGTAGGTGATGGCGGCGACGATCGCGAAGATATCGTCCGTCGTCACCTCACCCCCCGCAACTCGGCCCGCGCCTCCTCGATCGCGAGCAACGCCTCGTCGATCGCGGCGGCGTTGGCGGACAGCAGCGTCTTGCCCACCGCCACGCGGCCCAGGCGCGATTCCATGTCACGCAGATCCTGCGCGATGCTCCGCTGCAGCAACGGCACCTCGTCGCCGGCCGCGGTTACCTCGCGGGTTCGCGGATCGATGTGCTCGACCTGCGCATAGGTCAGCGCCGCGAGCGCGCGGTCCAGCGCGTCGAGGATGGCGCTGGTCATGCCAGCCCCAACCGCCGCACCAGCCACTCGCTCGCCAGCCACAGCCCGACCACCACCGCCCAGGCCAGCGCCGCCGGCCACAGCACGCTGACGATCAGCAGCGCCAGGCGCCCCGCGATCTGGATCAGCACCAGCCCCGCAAACCAAATCCAGAAAAGGGTCATTCCGCGTCTCCCTGCATTTCGACCAGGCCCGCAATTCGCGCGGCGAACCCCGCCCGCGCGCCCAGCTCGACGATCCGGTCCACCGGCATCGCCGCGATCGCGTCGCCCGCGCGCAGCGCAAGCAGCTCGCGCACTTCCTCCATGCTGGTGGCGGCGGCGATCAGCTCCTCGAAGGCGCCGATCATCGGCCCGGTCATGTCGGCCCAATCCTCGACGCCGGCATCGACCAGCCGGTCGATCGCATCGGGTTCGCGCGCGCCGGATGAGATCGCGGCGGGCACTTCGGCTTCGGATTGCCGACTAGAACGGCTAGAACGGGGGCTAGAACGGCCTCGGGGCGGTTCCGGGTCGCTCGGTCCCGGTTCACCCTTCGGCGGCGTTCCTGCGGCTTCCGTGCCGGGGTCCGGTTCGACGTCCGGTTTCGGGACCGCCAACAGCTCCTCGCCATCCTCCGGCGCGGGCACGCCGGTGACCTTGCGGAAATGCGTCATGCCGACCGGCACGCCATATTCGACCGCCTTGTCGATCGCCTTCAGCTCGCGGTCCATGTCCACCGGGTCCGGCTCGCCGACGCGGATGATCGGATAGCGTTCGCGATGCCCCCGATTGAACTGGACGATCCATTTGCCGATCGTCGCGGTCAGCGTGACCGACAGCTGCGTCTCGTCGAACCGGCGGATGTCCTTCCGCACCTCGCCGTGCAGATCGGCCTGCCCGGTGCCGAGGCCGCCGGACTTGGCGTCGGCCGAGCTGGTCTGCCCCAGCACCAGTTTCGAGATCTCGTCGTTGACGAACTGCAGGAAGCGCCAGAACATTTCCGGGTTCGCCGCCGCGCCGCCGGCCTGGACGAACTCCAGCACCATCGACTGCGGGATCACGCACCCGGCGTCCGATCCGATCTGCGCCACCGCCTGGGCGAGCTTGCGGATATCCTCCTCGCTCGTCCCGTTGGCGTATTTGCCGACGCGCAGGGGCAGGCCGTACACCTCAAGGAAGGTGACCCAGTCCTTGATGGTGAAGTTGAGGAACAGGTAGTACCATGCAGCCGCCCGCGCGATGCCGCTGCGGATCGGCGTGCCCGATTTCTCCTGACAGGTGTGAACGATGTATTTGAACGGGGAGAGCGGTTCGGGCATCCCGCCCATGCCGTCCTCGCCCCCGCGCAGCAGCAGCTCCTCGCCCGTGACCTGGTCGAACTCGAAGAATTGCGGATGCCGCCATTTGAGCTTGTCAGGCAGCCAGGTCAGCGCCGTGGTGGACCAGATCACCTCGATCGCGCTGTAGCCCTTGCCCAGCGCGTCCATGATGTCGATCAGCTCGCCCTGCAGCGTCAGCCGCTTCAGCCAGTCGCGGATCAGCTGGGCGTCGGCTTCCTCCTCGTCGCTGTCGCCTGCGGCCTCGACCGTGATCGGCTGCTGTGCGACCGCGAGCTTGCGGGTGCGCAGGACCGAGCGGTAATGCGGCCACTTGTCCTCCAGCTCCTCCGCCAGCTCCAGATAGGCGGTGGCGTCACCCGTCTCGGCCGCGCGCAGGATCTGCGCGAGCCGCTGGGGATCGAGACCCTGGGCCGGATGGCCGGACTGGATTGAGCGAATTCCCGCGATCGTCGGCGCTGCGACCTCGCGCGTCAGCCGCTCATAGGCGGCGCGCAACGGACGACCGCTCGTGTCCACCAGCGGCGGGGGCGGCGGCGCGGCATAGGGGACGGAGAGATTATCGGTCATTCTTCATCCTCACCAGGCGCCGCCACCGAACCGGCCCGGCGCTTGCCGCTGGTCGCCCCGACGGTGCGCAAACAGATCATCGTCGGAGTCGCCGTCGGAGAACGGGTCGGGGTTCCGAACCGGGCGGTAGGCGATCAGCTGCTCAGGCATGCTGAGCGCGAAGACCAGCAGGGCCAGCGCCCAGAACCAGTCGGCATGGACCTTGCCCTCGTTGACGATCCGCACCGATCCGCTCTGCTCGCTCCCGATCCGCTTGATCGCGCGCAGGTCGGCGCGGATGTCCGGACGGTTGGCGGGAATACGGACGCGCCCCTGCTGGAACGCCGTCGCCAGCATCAGCGCGAGCATCAACCGGTTCGGCCCGGTCAGCAGCATGCCCTCGACCCGGAAGGTGCCCCATTTGAGCTGGAGATCCTCGACCACCTTTTCGCCCATGCCGGTCTGGTCGATCATCGCCTTCAGCACGCGGCGGATGCGCATCAACTCGTCGAAATAGGCGTCCTGATGCGCGAAGGTCTGGCCGACCTCGTTGTATTCGTCGCGCAGCCAGATGATGTTTTCGACCAGTTCGCCGCCCAGGATGATCTGCCCGTCACGCCGGCGGGCAACGTCGCGGCCGATGCCATAGACGCCGCCGCCGTACAGCTCCGGCCGGCCCGCGTCCTCATGCTCCGCCGCCGCGATATCCTCGGCATTGAGCAGCGCGCCCGACCCGGCCTTCGGAATGCAGTCCAGCTCTTCCCCGGCGTCGTCGCCATAGGAGGCGCGGATATTGGCTTCCCAATCGTCCTTCGCCTCGATCGTCGCGCCCTTGGTCTTCGCGACCAGGGCGACGCGATCGTAAAGCCCGTCGGCCATGGCGGCGGCGAAGGTGATCGTGATCCGCTTGCCGCGCCGCCGCCCGGCATCGATGTCATCGAGCAGCACGTTGAACGGGTTCGACACGCCGTCATGCGTCGAGACGACGATGACCTGACCGCCCCAGATCAGCAGCGCCATGGCCGATTTCAGAACCTCGTCCACATTCTTGTGGAACGCTGCTTCGTCGATGATGACGATGCCCTGTTTGCCGCGCAGCGCGCGCGGCACGCTCGCCAGCGCCGTGATCCGGAACCCGCTGGCGAAGCGGATCGAATAGGCCTTGATGCCTTCATTATGCTCGTCGGCATCGAGGACGATCTCCCCGATCTCATCGACCGCCAGATTGTAGGACCGTGCCCACATGGCGCAGACCTCGATAAATTCGAGGGTCATGTCCTTGTCGTAGCCCATGTACCAGACGTTCTGGCCGCCCGCCGCCGCCGACGCGGCGGCGCGGATCGTGGCATAGCTGGCGAGACCCCAGGTCAGGCCGATGCGGCGCGACTTGTCGATCGCCAGCAGGGAAACGCCGGAGAACAGTTCATCGACGACCCGGCTCTGATAGCGCAGCAGCACGTCGCCGCTGGGCAGGCGCGTGATCGCCGCCTCCGACGCCAGCCGGTCGCTCATGATCTCGGCCTGGCGGATGCGCGCGTCGCGCTCGGCCTGGTCGGCGAGGGACAGCTTCATCAGCCGCCACTCACCATGGAGCTGCGGATCGCTTCGCGGATCGCATCGACGCCGGATTGCGTCAGTCCTTGCGCGCGGGCCGCACCCTCCGCCTTGGTAGAGGCCTCCTCGATTGCGGCCTTGCGCTCCTCCAGCCGGATGCGGGCTTCACGATCGGTGTCGGTCTTTTCCGCCGACGCCAGCGCGCGGGTCGCCTCCGAGAGCGCCTTGACCTGGGCGGGGTTGAAGGTCACCGGCCGCAACTGGCCGTCCTCGTCTTCCTCCATCGCGAGCGAGGTTTCGAGGATGATCGTGTTCAGCACCTCGATCGTGCCGCGAAGCATCTTGTTATCGGCGCGATTGCCAAGGCGAGCGAGCGACTCGGTGATTTCGCGACTGCGGCGCATGCGTTCGCCGACATCGGCAAGGGGGCGCAGGTGGCGCCCCAGTGCGGATCGCGAGATTTCGACACCCGCGTCCACGAGCTGGGGGAGCGCGTTCAGCTCC